GCGTTTTTGGATTGATAACCAGCTACTCCGCCAGTAGTGGAAACTTCTTTCATCTCTTTATCCATTTGTCTGGCTTTATCTTCAAGAGCTTCAAGTTTTTTAGCCCTAGCATCAAACTGAGCAAGTGAGAGTCTGAAAATTCCATCCATCAGTGTTTCATATTCGTGTTCTAATCCAACCCGTTTAATCATCTCTAATTTTTTACTTGTATCTTCCCACTCTTGTTCAAAATCCGTAACGTCTCCGCCACGATTATAAGTTTCTTGTAAACTGAACCCAAAAACCGCTACTCCGTTTTCCATTCTCCATCCTTTAGCGTCTCTAATAGACCAAACCATTTCGTTTCTTACTTTTGTTTGAGCCAACCATACGAATCCATTTGAAGACGGAAACCCTGCCGGTGCTCTAACCAATTTTTCATATCCTGTCTTAGGAAGATTTCCTCCTGCCAGTTTAGTGGCCATACCAGTATCAACTTTATAAAACCCATGGTCAATTTCGGTCCACGGTTTTTCTTCACCTTCTGTATTGACCGCTTTCATTACAGGTTCAGTTTGGAATCTTGGGTCTTGAATCTCCTTTTTTACCGTTCCTCCACCAAATTCATCGACCAAAGAATTATACATCAATTCTTCCATTGAATCCTTTTCTGGCCCTCTGGAAATCGGACCAGGACTAAATGGAGAAGTGCTTAAAACAGAATAGAGATTGCTCCATTGACCACCATGATGATGATTGGCAAACCAATATATGGCTACTTCCGCATCATCTTCAAACCCCGCTTCTTTTCCAAACTGAGATTTAAGAAATGATAACATCTCTTCTCTATCTGGATCGGAATGACCTTCTTCCAAAACTTCCTTGATACATTCTGTAATAATTTTATATAAATCGGATTTATTCATTTATTTTTCCTATCGCTGATCTGCATTCTTTTAACAATTCATAAGCAAGGAGAACTACCATAACGTGATTGTCTTTTACAATACGGGATGGTTTAATACTATTCAACTGGTTATGAACTTCGTTGATTTTGATTTTTACTACATCAGAATCGATTTTTTCCATGAGAGATTCAAGTTGTTGTTTAATATCTTGTATCTTTTCTTGTATAAACGACCCAAGAGAGTTAGTATTAGAGACGTTGTTAATATATTCTCTTAATACCGATTTCTGGTTATCATCCAAATTAGCATATTTTTTGTTAACGCCTTCGACCAATAATCTATATGTTAACAATCGAACTTCTTCATTTTGTTGTTCATATAACCTAATCGTATCATCATCCTCCGATTTCTTACTTGTTCTATCAGAAATATGTTCAACTATACACGTTTTTGCTTGATATAATTCTTTTGCGTCAAATTTTGCATCAGCAATAGTAGAAGCATCTTCGAAGAGTTTAAAAATCGATGCTAACGTTCTATAGTTTTTAATATTTGCTTTTAAAAGGTAGTCAATAGGATACAAATCCTTAAGTTCTCTGATTAAACTGTATTTTTCTTTCGATAACTTTGCGTTGCTAAGTCGTTTTCTTTGTTCTACAACGACATTCAAAAATCGTTCAGCCTTATTTTGATCTTTCAACTTTTCATTGAGAAGATATCCGTATAATCGCCACTCTTTTCCTAGTTCTGTCGTTTCTTTGAAATATTTGAATAGAAGGTCACGCGCTCCCGAGGTTTCTTTTCCTGCTATAATATCCGCGGTAATCTGTCGGACAAGCAATTCAAACAAAATACCTGTATTCCTAAACTTCGAATGACGCATTTTTTTAGGCATAAATTTTAAACACTTCTACTTAATTTATAAATATAATCTAAATCATCAAAAAACTCTATTATTCCTCTATTATATTTGATTCATCCAACAAAGATGGTACAGTTATGTCTTTTTTTTGTTCACGAAGAATTTTTTTACTTTCATGAGCATCCAAATACCCCTTTAAACTTTTAATTAATGGACTACGACTAATGGATTCCAAACTTAAAGGAGAATCATTTTTATATTTATGATTTGGATTTCTTTCTGTAGAATAATCAGCATTATTTTCTAAACTTCCTAATGGATCTTCACCAAACGGATAATCTCTAGCGTTTTTCTCTCCTTTTTGAGACGGCCTTTTCCAATTTTTAGCATGTTCACCGTGCTTTTCTTCAATAGAATCTACTTCTTTTAATTCTCCTGCTGGTGGGCCGCTCGGCTCGCCTAATGCTGCTGTTAATTCTTTCTCTGGACCGGCCTCTGGACCTCCTGCCCCTCCCCCCATTTCACCCGCTGGGCCGCCTGGGGCAGGTGCGCCCCCAGTTTCTTTATCAGGGTTTATTTTTTTAAAAGGTTTAGCCGGATCATTTCCATCTTCTTGAATGGTCGTGATTCTCCACGTTTGTTTAGCGTCTTCGATGATGTGATCAAGTAGTTCCTTCTCATCATCATCCGAAAGGTTAAATAAATGTTTATATATCCACTGTTTTGGAAAAAGGTTGTTTTCCATCATCCCCTTAGCAACATCAACTTTATTAGACCAAATATCAATTTTTTCTTTTTCAAATACCGTGCTCGGATTCGTAAGTTGCAATGAGAATTTTACCAAACTTTCGTCTCTGTATCCTTGAGAATATAGATGGACGATGGCGATTTTTTCTAATTCCGACACAAGGATTTTCTGAACTCTTTGAATAGTTCGGGCAAATCTAATATCTTCGGCTGCCAAAGTAGCTTTTCCAGAAAGTTCTTCTTCATATCCTAAGAAAGCTTTCGGAATTTTAAGAGCTGCCAAGAATTTATTACGAAGATACTCAATATCATCAATACCCGTAAACTCCATACCACTCAAAGTATCAATGGAAGTTCCGCTATCAGATCCACGAACCGGCAAATAGAAATCTTCTACCATATTTTGCATGTTGAAACGTAGATTATAATCACCTGTTTGGGCATCAATATAGGGAACTTTCTTCATTTGATTCATGGTTTTTTCCATAAAAGAATCAACTTCGTTTGGAGGAATATTTCCTACATCCAACTTGATAATTCTTTTCTCAGGGGCTCTCATAATTCTGTGGATTAACATAGCGTCCTCCATTAAAGAAAGTTGTTTCCACACTCTACGGCCACCTTCGATCATACTTTTACCATAGGGTAAAAAATTACTATCGGAAAGCAGTCTAAAATGAGCGCATTCAAACGATTCCAAAGTCTCGACCTGAGATGTATCAGTAGGTCTGAGCTGAAATTTTACATAGTTTTTATTTAGCGGATCGGAGTTTTCTATTCTCTCTACATTATAAGATGAAATTGGTTCGGCCTGATATACTCCATATTCAGGAGAGATATAAAGTCGAAGATAAAAATCACCATATTTACACATATTTCGGGTCCAAGACCACATATTAAATTCCACATTGAGAATATCGTAAAAGAGGTTATAAAGAATTCCTTTAATGTTATCGTCATCACAAGCCACAATTAACATTTTACCCATTTCGTTATTAGTTAGACATTCATCGGAGTAAATATCTAATGCAGAAGCTACAATAGGGTCCATGTCCATAGTATTTTTCACGAAACAACTATCAGTGGCAAAATTATGATACTCCTCTACGGTAACATCATAAACTTCCAATGGTCCAATATGTTCTATTGATACTATTTTATGATTAAGTGTAGATATCACTTCATTTTTAAAAGATTTCCAGTTTGTATTATTTTGTTTTAAACGGTTTTGAAGAACGGAATAACCACACCCCAAATCTTTTACAAGGCTCCAAGAAGTTAATTTTCCATTTTGTTTATAATGTTCTGACGCTCGAACCTTCAATACTTCAATGGTTAAATCATCACGATATTTTGGATTCTTATCTCCATTTTGATCTCTATTAACAAACACTTCTTTAAGAGTTTTCGACCTCGTTTCATTTGATTCATCAGAATGTTGTTTACCGAAAAACGGATTATTTTCACCTTGTCGTTCACCGTTCCAACGATGAAACTTTCGGTCAATATAGTTTGGGTGAGATTTCAACTTGTTGAATTGATTTTCGTAATTTTCTTCCCCCCATATTATATTTTTACTGTGGTTAGAATGAAATTCATCGTGTTTTTTCCTATCCATTATTTGTAAATTTTCGGGAGAATTATTAAACCCGTTAAAATCTTTGTGGTGTACCACCTCATTTTTTTCGAGTGGTCGATAAAATTGTTCGGCCACAACTTTGTGTGCTGATTGGTATCCTTTCGAAAAATTATAAACCTTTCTATAAGGTTTAATGCCATTCTTTTTATAACCATATTCATGTTGATAAAACGGCATCACCGAATCCCCAACTTCAAGTTCAAGGATTCGCTTATATGTGCCATCTCGCATCAAAAACGGATGTTTAATACTCCCAATAACATATTGCCCATTATCGAGTGTAACTTTAAATCCCTCTCTGGTACCACCGCCCTTCTTTCTAGGATGATACGCCCTTCCTAACTTAATGGAATCTGTTTCATGGTCATATGAATATACCAAAAATCTTTCTTGTGGTTTATCTTTGTATTTTTCAGTCAATTCCTTGATAGTTGGTCTGGAACCATCAGGCAACGGAATGATAGTATCTGGTCCAACACAATCATAATCTCTGAACAAATCAATTCTAGCGGCTTGATAGGAAAGTGCGAAATCTCTGGTGTAAGCGTTATAACCAGTGGATCTTACTCTGTTGTATCGATCACGAAGGCTATTTCTATCCGTGGCATACATCAAGTCGCTAGTATCTTTGACCTTGAGTTTCTTACCACCGATATTTCGAACGACTACTCCAGACGCAAATAATCTTTTTAACCTTGCAAACAAAGATTTCTGCTTTACGTCAACTTCTTCGTCTGGTCTAACTTCCGGTCTCATGGGTGATGCCATATTTTGTTTCCTTTTTATACAATTTTACACACTAATAAATACTAACTTACACACATATAATGTGGTTTTTACTACACCCTTTACAATAACCAAGTCAGATCTTCCGATGGTTCTATTTTATTAGCTCCAACTTTCATCTTCCAATAATCTCTACCAACGCTATGCGCACCGGTAGAACTATAAATAGGTGCCGGACCATCCGGAGCCTTTGGCACTCGGATTTTATCTAACATACTTTTTGTTAAAAATATTCCCTCTTGTCTTAATTTTAATGCCGTATCTCTGACCCACAGTCCAAGTCCCAAAGACATTACTAAATCATCAAAATAGCCAGGCGCTGCTTGCGGTTTTCCTCTTTCCCATATAAATGTCTTTAGTTCGTTTATAACACGAATAGAATGAATGGTGGGGGTTTTTTCCCTAAAATATTTTTCAATTGTATTTATTATCAACGGCCGTGTTCCTACATTGGTTGAAAATCCAGGAACCATTTTTCGGTCTTCGCTTAGATATTTGTTTTTTAGTTGGCGGTGAACATCCACAATTTTTAGATCGGAAGAAGAATAAAAAGTGTTTTTATATTCTCTATTAATAATTTCTTGTAATACTGCCCAACCAATGTTTTCTCTTTCTACTATAAGAAGCGCGTCATTGTATTCCGTAGCGAGAGATACGAGAATGTTTCCATATTCTTTTGTTCCCACTTGATCTTGATATTCAGCCACTTGTTCCATAGTTTCGGCGTCAAATACGTGGGCGGCCGAAAAATCACTACCGTCTCCCCTAGCCACGTCAGCACAAACAATATAATCTTTAGTATAATCAGGAGGAGAAAATATCCATAACGTGTTTCCCATTCTCATTTCAATGGGGTTTTTTACTTGATTCTCCTCATACCATTTAAGGGTCATCAAATCTATTAAACTGGCTCCTGATGTCAAGAAATTGCAATCACAATTATGAACAATACCATATTCTGTTATATACGAATGGTCGTCTTCCACGCCGAGATTAAACACTTCAACATCTATGCATACATTATTAAGGTTTATATTTGAAATGTTTAAATTGGATAATGTTAATATATCAGACAATTCCTTCACTTCGACGTTTTTAGTTTTTCTAATTTTTATTTCCCACTTATCACTACAAATGAATTTTCTATTATCTATCACGCCTTCATTACCACCAACCATATGTCTGATTGAAAAATCTGTTATAGATAATAAATTTAATAAATAGGAAACGTCATAAATTAAATTCTGACTTGTTGTTGATATAGTTTTGTAATACTCCTTTTTTAAACATCCGCCGCCACGAAATACGCCATCTATTATACCTTTAGCAAATTCTTTATTCATAACATCATAAGCAAATGATGTTAATTGCTTGTTATAACAATCATCACCACGCACGAAGCAATCAATAACAGAAGAAAATATTTCAGAACAAAAACTCAAATGTCCCGTATTACCAAGATTTCTTATTTGATTATTTGAAAACTTAAATAAATCTTTAACTATTTCTTTTAATGTTTTTGGCCAACCATTTATTTCTTTTTCATAATTAAAATTAAATACTTTCCTTAATCGGCATCCGCTTCCTTCTGCTAAATATAATCCTATCAAATACCCAAATTTATAATCAACAGAAATGTATCTATTATGAATTGTTTTGTGTTTTCTATCGTTAATATAAAATCTTTGATCATCATCACATAATATTTTAGAAAAGTATTTAGGATTAACAATAGAATATAAATCTAATGTAGTTTTGGTTTGCTGAAAAATATCAATATTGATTGGAAATGTAAAAATATAATCATCTTTTTTTAATTTCCCCACTTCCTTCCACCCATCGTCTGTTAAGAATGGATGATTTTTTGTCACAAACTTTTCTAAAAAATTATTATTTGAAGATATTTTATAAGCTTTTGATAGTTTTCTAAAAGTATGTGTGACGGGTTTATATTTTCCATTATGAGTTAATACATTGTCACCCACAGAAATTTCAGATATTTTTTTAGGTCCACTTTTAGTATAAACTATTACATTTCCACTAAAGCATTCCTGTGTTGCTTTTTTCATACCCAACTGTTTATCCTGTTCATCCCTCCACAATTGATTTCGGTCTGGATGAAGGCTCCAAAGAAGAACAATTGTTTTAAAGTCGTTTTTCTTACGTTCCGCTTCCACCCACTTTTGGTGAAACCAATTGCCGACACCATTAGGCGTCGAGAGAACTATGGCTCGGCCACCCGTAGACAGTGTATTAAACGCCGATGTCCAGATGTCTTCTATATCGTCAATGAAGGCCGCTTCGTCAAGAACTAATAAACTCAAAGCCATAGATCGCCCGGCATCTTTTGATGACGAAGTAGCTTTAATCTGAGAACCATTCCGTAATCTTAAAGATAATAGGTTATCCGTCGTCGCTGGAACTTTTAACCATGATGGAAGATGATCATTCGCAAAACGGACTTTGGTGATGATTTCCTTGGATACTTCCTGTTTAATGGATATGATAAGAATGTTTTTATCACTATTAAATATCATTAACCACAAGGAATAGGCAGCTACTAAAGTTGTGATGCCCATCTGACGGGATTTGAGAATTAAAGTAAAACGATCTTCTGCAAAATTTTGTAATGTACTTTCCTGAAATGTATAAAGGTCGAACGGTATTGTTCCTCTGTGGGGGTGTTGAATTTTTACATATTTCTTCATAAAATATACAGGGTCAACCACACATTTCTTAATTTCTTGCTTAATTATATCTCTTAGATTTGGTTGTTCTGCCATATTAATTTTCTTTTAGATCGGCAACGTTTTCATTTAATATTGCCATCCGTTCTTTAGCTATCTTTATATCTTTTTCAATTTCTACCAAATCTTTTTTAGCGCCTTCCAATATTTCGGCGTTTTGTTTTCCTATCCACGTTACGATGACTCCCTGTGAAGTGACCCACTCTGTTTTAGCATCATCTTTTTCCAGATACTCAATCGTTTCAATGGTATTTTTTCTCAACTCTATAAGAAATGATAATTGATTTATGAGAAGTTTTCGGTTTTCGTATTCATCATATTTACCCGATGCTCTCAGTGTAGTCTCATCAAATATTAAGCAGTCTGCGCATAATCCCGTTTTATTATAAAAACTTTCGTCATGATGATCTCCTAACACATCTAAATCTATACCACATTTTCTACACTTTCTTTTGACCAACTCTCTAATAGAATTAGCTTGTGTATTGACTTTTAGTCGGTATCCGTTTCGTTGCTCCCATTTTACGCCGTGAAGATCTATCCATACATCTCCAACTTTGTGATGTGGGGGTTCTGCTGGAGCATAACCAAATTGTATAAAGGGCTGCTCTCCTGCTTGTGCAGCTCTAATATCTTCCATTTTCCAACGTCTTCTAGCCATAACTTATTTCCTTTCTACTTTTCTTAAACAAACCCATCCTTTACACGATGATGATTTACCATTACACATCCTATAAACAAACGATCTATCTATATTATATTTATCTGCTAATTCAAATTTAGCACATTTAATTTTTTCTTTTGTAATGATGTTAAAAAATACATAGTATCCTGAAAACCTTCCTCCACCAAATTTTAATCTTAATTTGCCATTTTTCCCCCACAAAATGGATTTAACTTTGTTTTTGTGATTTTCTGATTTAAGCTTTCCTTTTAACGCCATAGATATTTTTTTCTTTGTGTTTTCAGACATTAAATGTCCTTTTAACGATATAGATATTTTATTTTTCGATGAATCCGACAACTTTCTACCTAAAGGACTACCAGCTATTTTATATAGATTGTATTTTGGATGCAACGTATCTAAATAAAACTGTTCTCTCGATAAGCATTTGCCAGGAAAACATTTTTCTAAAACACTAAACTCAAAATTGTTTTCTCCATATTTATTCCAAGCATTTTGTAAATATGAATTATAATGTTTATTATCGTTTAATGTTTGAATGTGTTTTCTCCATCTTTCTTTAAATCCGCCTTTCGAAGAACAACTACCAACGTAAAAATTGTTGTTTATAATATTTCTTATTTTATAAACTCCGTTGATAATATTTTCAGTTTTATATATACCATCCCCCATAACAACTTACTTTCTTTGGTATTTTATCATACCAAGTATGGAATTAATTGGTGAAAAAAGTCCCGTGAACTTATATATCTTACCATTTCTATAAAAAACAACTCCCTCACTTCCAACCAGTTTTTCTAATCCTCCTATAGATTGTATTCTCTCCAGCTCATATTCCAATTTCTTAATCGATTCAGGATCTCCACTTTTACGAATTTTTTCAGCTTCCAAAGAAACGTGTTGAGCAATTTCTTTAGCCGATTCGCTTGATTGAGAAGCTAAAAATCCAGATGCGTTAAATAACACTTCAACACCAAGTTTTAAAAATAAGTTTTCCAACGGTTGATTTATTTTCTTGGCCGTTTTTTCCGCTTCTTTTTTATCAAACTCTTTTATCCAAATAGCAAATTCATTGTTGTTTATTTTCTTAGTTACTTGAGATATGTTCGTGGTTTTCTTCCCCAGTGCCCAACGATCAATCAACAAATTTAAAATATCACTGGGAATTTCATACCCCAACTCTTTAGTTTTGTTAATAATTATTTTATGCCATTCTTTGATATGATATTTTATAACTTTATCACCATCATGGAGTTCGTTTTGTATATTACTTAACATCGAGAAATAATGAACTCGTTTCTCAGGAAAATCTTTTAATTTACTTAACAATACTTTGTTTGGCCCCTTGATGGTAAATGTATTTTGAACATCCGCGTTTACACTCTGGACAATCTTATATAGTATTTCAGCACCTTGATCGACATTCTCTATAGAATTTCCTCCATCATCATATTCTATTATTCCGTGGAACATTAAAATATTCATGCCATAAGGAATAACGTTTTGAGTTGTAGGCAAAAGAACCTCAATATTCATAAACCGTTTTCCATTCTGAAACATCGTCTGTAACGTTTGTGGAGATATTCTTGATAGTGTAACGGATAAATCATCCATAGCCATTGAAAATGCTTTTCTAACATTTTCGGGTTTATCGGCAAACATAGTATCTAACTGATCTTTTGTGAGAGAATTTTCTCCAGAATTTTTCAGATGTCCTTTATTTCTAGCGGCTCTAAGACCACCATCTTTCCAAGTAATCATAAGATTTTGACCATCAACCTTTTCATAGGTTTCTAACTTACCTGAAAGAGCTAACGTAATAATTTCTTTTATATCATCAAACGTTAAATCAGCATCTTCATATGGATGGGCGAGATGTCCAAAAGCTCCTCCACATAACAAAAGATTTTCATTTTCAACATTAAATCCCTCATTAAATAGATTGTCCAAAAATTCGGTTAAATCGATTTGAAGGACATCTGCTAAATGTTTTCCATATTTTATAATATCTTCTCTATCCGTCATATTATCTATAAATATAATAATTATCCATTTTCCACGGTTTTCGTTGATCCATTTATCCAATATACTTTTCTTCCCGATGTAGATTCCCATTCTGCCGCTAAAGTTTTTCGTTCTATTGGAGCAGGAAAATCAAGCGATAACAAATTTAGTGATCCTGTCTTTAGATAGATATGACCATCATCGTGATAAAGATCAACAACATTTGTTATACAAAATCTTTGAAACCCAGCATCTCCAATCCATCCGGCGAATCGCTTCTTATCACCATTAACAGCAGCAGACCATATGCTCGGGTTTCCCAGATATAAATCGTTTGTAATGATTGCATCATCACCAACCAACAAGCTCATTGATATTTGTAAACTTCCAGAAATAAAAGTTGTTGTGGATGGATCTAAACTTCCTCCAGGAATATATGGAATGAGAGAACTGCCTGACGGATCAAAACTTTCAATAGTTCTGAGATTGGAATATACTAGGTTGGAATTAATATCAAAAAGTTCGGATTTTATTTCGTAGGTTTCTCCAGCAGTTCTGACTCCCCACGGCAATCTTGTGGTAAACATATCAGGAGATACACCATCATCACCATAATTTCTTAAAGATACGTTATATAATTCAGCAGAACATCTATATGGAACAGCGACTAACGTTCCATACAAATTATTTGCTGGTGTAAACAAAAACATTTCTTCTTGAACAAAGTTTTTATCGGTCTTACCAACGTCTTCAAATTTAAGTTCCCCCAATTTTATACCAAATTGAGAAGAAAAGTTATTTTCTTGAGTCGCTTCAGGAATGGAACTTGTGAAATAAAATGTAATTTTAGCATCAGTCTCATTTACATTTTTGTGCATTATAGCATTTGTAGACAAAATGTATTGAACATCGGGTTTCAATTCTATAAAATTTGAATCATACTTAGATCCCGAACTCAAAAGAAATTCGTTGCTATCATATGGAAGATATGCTGAATCTCTTGTGATAGTTCCTGTTATGGAAGTATCGCTCTTAGCGATCATATACGTGAATCCATCAACGGTATTGTAATTACTGGCGGACGGAGCTATTTGCACCGAATCCATCATTATATCTGGAGTGTGTTGCAAAGAAAAAGACACCGAACTTGTCAACCAATATCTATTAATATGAAATTGATTATAAAATCGTCCTATATATTCATAAAATTTATTATTGGTGATGGTATTTCTTAACAATTCGTTCGTAAATAGTGGCTCATCAACTATTAAATCAAATTCTCCAGGAGATATTAAACTTTTTCTATATACTTTATGTCTAGCAACAACCCCTGAAAACGTTTTGATGTTTTCATATGTTATATCAGCATACGAATTTCTAACGACCATGCCAACGCCACCGATAACGGTGACTTGATATATCGTAGATCCTGTATAATAAGTTATATAAGGATAACTAATAGTAAACGTTCCGTCTACTATGTTTGTTGATATATTATTTTTTCTTTCGTCGGGGTAATAATACGGATCGTCTACTATGAGTGTCTTACTATTTAATATTTTTTTAACGGGAAGAGATGATGTATAGTTACTACCACTCGGCGGAATTTCGTCATTTGAAAATGGTTTTTTAATTTTTTCGATCCATAAATAAACTTTGTTGTTTTGTATTTGTGAATTAAATGTGTATCGGGGGTCGGTGAATCGTGTAATGCTATTGTCTGTATTATTAATTCTATAATCAATATCAACATTTTTCCTATTAACTGTAGATTTTTCCACGTCTCTTGATGGAGTGACACAAAGACCATCAAATTGTCCTGTCAATACTAAAGTGCTTTTTAGGGATACTGCAATAGTGGAATCTATCACAGGAATCAAAATGGATCTTACAGACAACGTTGGTTTACTATAAAACCTTACTTTCGATGTGTTTTTGAGAGTTTTATCAACGGTCACGTCTGCTTTCCATCTAACGGATTGGTTTTTAGTGGTGGTTCCAAGCAAATACAACTTCCCCACACCCTGTTTAGTATTTCCATAGACATGTATTGATAAAATGTATGATGTGGATTCTTTATATGCTTTACCTGTTGGAGTAGTGGAGTTTCTAGCCATCTCTATATAAAGAGCATTTCCGTCCGAATCCGTACATTCAACCAATATTTCGGACCCCAGTTTTAACAAATTTGATCCATTTAGAGCAATAGCGTTTTTTCCAGCGGTAAGAACAGGTTTAAAATCGTTTAAAATAAAGTAATTAGACAGATATGCAGTATCTTCTATATCAACTTGTTTGGTCGCAATGTTATACTGAACACCTTTATTTGTGGTATTATCGAGTAAATTTAAACTCATATACCCATAAATATGAGTCCCCAGCGGTTATATTACTCAAAATTGACTCTGGAAAACCCGCCTTCTTTCTTTATTTCTACGTGAGTATCCACCATATCCCTCAAACTATCAAGGTGAGAGACGATCAGTATAAAATCAAAGTTTGTTTTTAGATATGAAAATAGTGTTTGAACAGACGGCAAATGCTCGGCATCCAACACACCAAATCCCTCATCAACTACCAAAAAGTTTGGTCGTGGTAAATTGGATATATTTATAAGAGCTACACGAATAGCCAACGATAACACAAACCTTTCAAATCCACTCGTCAAACTCATAACCCATTTCTTTTCATCATACACTATGTATGGAACTACATTTTTACCATCAACTTCAAGAGAAACGTGAAATTCAACAATTTGGCTTAGTATGTTGTTTATTTCTCTTTCAATTTCAGGAACAGTGGAAGAAATAACCTCATATGGAATACCGTCTCTACTAATTGCTTGAATGTAGGATTCGTATGATTTATACTCTTCTTCAATTTGTTTTGCCGATTGAATTTTCTGTTTGATTTCTTCGATTTGAGTTTTGAACACGGTGATTTTTCCGTTAAGCTCCATGATGAGTTTTTGATTTCTTTTCAACTTTCCCTCAGTTAACATCAAAATGCCCCCATCTTCTTGAATCTGTATATTAATTTTATTATTGACTTCTATAGATTCTTTATTTTTTTGATATAAATCTATATTCTGTTCGACGGCTTCTAATCTCTTTTTAGCTTCATCTAAATTTTTAACGAATTTGTCAAGACGTTCTTTATAACGAATATAATTGTCTTTTACTTTGTTTCGTTTTTCCAACGATTGAGTATACGTCTCATACATCTTTACGACCCACTCAACGTCTTCCAAATTTTTCTTTATTTTGTTGAGTTGATCTACCAGAAGTTCCGCAGCAAGTTTATCCTGTTTTAAATGGTTATGGGATTCAGCCGCCTCTTTTACTAATACGTTAGCGTTAGATAAACAAAACTCACACTCCGGATTATATTTGTAATCTCTAGCTCGTTCCACCCTCTCGATTCTTCCACGTATCTCAGCCTTTTTTCTTTCTATAGAAGTCTGTAATACACTACGTTGAAAAATTAAATCTTGATGTTGTTTGTGTGTTTTAGACAGATCCATTTCTTCCATCTTTCTAATTTCTATTTCTAACGCATCCGACTCTTTTTCACACGATTCCACCAACCTTTGTATGTCGTCAATCATCCTTGTGCATTCTTCTATGACACGAAGATAATCTTTTTTATCTTTTTCGGAAACGATGAGCGGAGGTATGCTGCCTTCAAGTTTTATAATTCCTTGAGAGTTTTCAATAATACGTTTTTGAACAACTTCTTTTTCTACACCATTTTTGGAACTGTCTTCCGACTCAGAATTAAAAGCGCTTTCGGCTTGCATCAGAGCCCCAGTAATAACGACTAATTTATTGGTAAAGTCGTCGTTTTTGTATTGTTTCAATATTACAGATAGTTCTCTATATCTCTCATAGGCTTGATTGTATAATCGATCATACACCGTCAATCCCATAAACTGAGCCAGTAGATCTTTTCTATCAGTATGACCCATATCAATAAAAGATCCAACATTCTTAACGTTCTGAACACTTAATGTAGTCAATACAAAATCGTCATAACTTCCAAGATATTCTCTTATAACTTCGTTTGTATCTCTACGTCCTTCTCCGTTCAGATCGACTTCTTGCTCACCTTCACATTTCCAAAATCTAACATTAACTTTAACATTTCCGTTTTTATCGGCATTTCCGTTTCTTTCAATGAAATAATCCACCCCATCGACTTCAAAACTAAACTTACATCTGAACCCCATTTTTTGGACGTTAAGAATATTACACGCTTTAAATTCTCTATCACATTTATCAAAAATACAGAACGAAAGAGCAGACAATATACTGGATTTGCCAGCCGTATTTGGGGCGAATAACCCCACTACATTGTGGAGTTTACTAAAATCAATAACATTACCTTCGCCATAAGAAAACATATTGTCAAACTCAAATGTTTTTGGTCTCCACCGAATGTTTCTGTTAGTTTCATCCCGCTTTAACGACTCGTTGACAAATTTATTAATGACCAATACTTGGTTTATAAGTTTCTGATCCTCCACCCCCATTCTTTTTTTGAGATAATCAGCTAAAAGTTCATTTTGATAGTCTGGGTTAGATAAATCGTTTATTCGTATGTTTGCACCGATGGTCAACGACTTTTTGTCTTCGGGGGATTCTACTCTTACATATGAAACTGCTATAACTTCTGTGAGAGATCGAATTTTTGTTAACAACGCTTTCACTTCGGTTTGTACCGATTCAAAACATTGCATTCTCAATATTACTTTTTTTGGAAGATTATCTATACTGCTATCTAACTGTCCTTTGTTTATCAAAACAGTAAAGAACCCATAATCGTTTGGAATATCGACATGAGTATAACTCCTACTTTTCAAATCCCACAACGAATATCCATGAGAATGAATTGTTTCTCCGTGATTTTGTTGAATAAGAGATCCACAGTAATGCACTGTTGGTATGTTTTCTGATAGGTTATATCTCTGCACATCCTGCATCATATGAATATCACCCAATAAAGCAATATCGTGGTAATCAAAAATTTCGGGAGGTGTTGATGAATTGGATACGACAAACCCCAAATCTGTCAACGCGTTATTGATCGGCCCGTGAAACAGAGCCACAAAATATTCATATTTATTTCGGTATATCTGTGGTATATCTTTTCCATAAATATATTTTTCAGCGGAGTCATCAAAAATACTATAGTTGTTGAATAAAACATTCCCCAGCGCATACAAACCCGATTGTTTTAGATAAAATAATTGTGGATGCCGTATAGCATCTACGATTGGAGACAAACTATCTAAACGACTTTTATTAGAAATCATTGCGTCGTGATTTCCAGCAATTAAAATTGTTGGTCTTAAATCTGATAAAGAATACAAAAAATCTTTTGCCAACTGAACACATTCAGGAGAGAGGTCGGTTTTTGAATGTACTATATCTCCCAAAACACAAATTACAGTAGTATCAGGAGTTTTTTTTATTGAATCATACAACCGATTGAATACTCCAACATATTCGTCGTGTCGTTTTAAAAGACGGCAATGAATATCGGCCAAATGGATTATATGAGTAAAATTTGGGATGTTTGTATTTAGTATATTTAGCAACATTCTTTATATTCCTTACAAATTCAGTTTAGCAGTAATCATTTCTGCGAAATCCATCGGTTTAGAATTACTAATCAACTGATTTACTCTGTTGAAACCTATCACAGATGGGTCTTTGCCGTCAAGTTTTATCATTTTTTTCTTCCAATGAAATAAACTCACATCCTAAAAATTTAGTTTTTTATTGATTATAAATGAAAAATCTACCATTTTGGCATTAGAAATTAATTCGTTCATTTTTTCAAATCCTATTTCATTAGGATCTTTTTTGGTTAATTCTACAAAATATGGATCGATTTCCATAGACAATAATTTTTCACATATCAACAAAGAATCTTTCTTAGCATCTTTATCCAAACAAACATTTACCCTACTCACCCCGTTTTCTATTAATCTCTCTTTTAATGTGGGAGATAAAATTTTTCCAAATAGTGGTATAGCATTTCGTTTTATGGTAATAGCATTAAAAACCGATTCTACCAATGTTATAGGGAGTTTCCAGTTTATAAACAACTCAAACCCTATTATGTCTCTGTTCCACGGCGGATTTTTGTATTTAGATATTCCTTCGGTTTCGTAATATATTCTCGAAGTGAAAAAGTTAAGTTTTCCGTTTTTATCGTATGATGGTATGATTATTCGTCGTTGATATGCTCCTCGTTCACAATATCCAATGTTATATCTTACAATGTCACACTTGGTTATACCTCTACTTTTTAAATAATACAAAGCGTTTCCATATTCAAAAGAGGATTTTGTAGAAATAGATAGTGGTATAAACTCTTGAGGTAGGGTATGAAACTCTTCTACACTTTCGGTTTCGTTTTGAGGTTTTCTGTAAGACTTATCAGGAGGCAAAATTTTGTATAATTCTTGATAATAAGACTGTTCAACTTGAAGTCTCTTAAATAAACTTCTTATAGATTTTCCTGCCGTATTACAAACCCAACAATGATATTCTTGAGTAGAGAGATTGATTTCCAGTTTTTTTTTGTAATGATGACAGAATGAACATTGATATACCGCTTGAACTCCGCCTTTTCTTAGTAATGCCGTCTGGTTCAGCACCCTGTTCAATAAAGAAAGTAGTTGCGATTGTATTAATAACATTGAAGAGAATATAGGTTACAAACCTAAAAGTGTCAATTTATTATGTTTTTAACCAAATAACGATGCAATTATTGCGTCATATGTATCAGAATTTTTTTTATTCCACCGATTTTTTGTATTCATTTTATCGAATTTTGATAGATTTGGCACAACTTTTGGTAATTCTTGTTTTACAAAATCTTTAGAGGGCATGTTTTTCTTACTATTAGGAAGTTTTATACGGGCTTTGCCCAAAACTTTTTTTCTCATTGTGGAGACGTTCAATAAATTTACTGGTTTTTTCCAATATTCGCTTATAATATATTCAAAAATAGCGTTAAGCCGAATTAATTTGATTATAATTTGTTGTTTAGATTTTCCATGATTGAATCCCAATAAGGCCGTTTCTAAATTTATGTGATTAATCTGGGGGGTCAGTGGATGGTTTTTGAGAGTTTCAATAACAAGAAACGCCTTTTCTTTGGTGGTTTCCTTTTTAGAAATATCTATAAAACCAGCATCCTGAACAATTCCGTCTGTAGAAAATGCCCAACCGCAACATGAAGTGCTACAATCGAATCCCAATATTGTCATAACATATTATAAAATACCAACTTACATTACGTAATGAGTCAATTCATATCGACCAGTTGGCATCCTATATATACTGACGTGAAGATATTTACGTGTAGGTTTTCCTTTATAAGAAATAAGTTTATAATTAGCATCTTTCTTAGTTTCGTAGGCAATACCATCCAAGGCAAATGGTTCCCTCACACCTTCTGGATGTTCTTGAGGATCTAGAACGGCCCGCTCTTTTTGAATATATACTTCAAGAGCGTCAAGTGCTTGGCCTAAAGTTTCATAAAATGGAGATGTCACTTCCTGTATAACCTCCCTAATCAAATCTCTTAATTGATATTTATTCATAAAATTTTCCTCATTTCGTTATCTTGTTCATCGAATCTCCAAAATTCTGCTGGATGTAAATGTTGTATAATTTCATTTTGCCTGACATAATCTAATGTTATGATTTATAACGTCTTGTATCTAACCCCTGAACTAGTGACGAATCCTTTTTTGGAAGGTTTGTATTTTGTCCACCTTTGGTAAATCCGTCTGCAAATTCATTGTTAAAATCATCAACAAAGTTTTTACCGGCTTGTTTTGCGTCATACGCTCCGCCTACTTTTTGAGTGGCGTATCGTTCCTCAAGCGTCACGTCTATTGATTGTCTTTCAGTTGGTATTGGCATAATAATTTTTATCCTTCATATGTATAAATATCTCCCATTTTATTATTTAATTTAAATTTTTTCCAATCCGATTCCCAAATATATTGATATTGTATCCTAATCATTTTAACTTATTTATCCATAAATCCAATTAAAAATCTAATTTAACTATGAAGTTTATGGGGAAATCGGGGGCAAGTTTAATTGGTGCCCCCAGTTTCGCTACAGCGACCAACTCGGTTCCGGAATACAATCCAATGGTTGTCGTCATTGGAACTAAATACGATCCCGTTGGGTCTGATTTTATATTTGTTGAATAATTAAAAAATTCGGTTAAAATTTTGGGGTTGTCATTTCGTTTAGAAATAGATTCCAAATACCCCATAATGTCTTGAAAAGTTTGCCGTTGAGAATTTGGAGTAATATAATCTTCATAGTTATTTTGATTTAATCTATTGGAGAAATACTTCCATATCATTCCTATATCTTTATTATCCGCCAAATTATCGCCATTGATATCAAGTAGAGAATAATATGATGCATTCATCGTATCGAAACTTTGACTGTATACATACACCGCTCTACTGTTATAATTCGATTCCAAATTGTATTGCAAATTGTAATAACTAATTTCATCGGCGGTGGATAAAATCGAAGAACTCCAATCGAACGATACATTAGAAGTACTAGATCCTTCTGTATTACGATATTTCAAAAATCTTAATAATACATCTACATCTTGAAAATCGAATTTTCCGTTATTATTAAGGTCCAACGAAGATGAATTTTGAATAAGTGATGTTGGATTTGTACTTACATTGAACTCTCCCACATCAACTGGACAAATAATTTGTTTTTCATACAACACATGGCTAGATTTAAAATCTAATTCATATGAATATTCATTTGTCGATACTGTATTTATTAGGATGCCTGCAAAAGATGAACCAGAAGTCATGATTACAAGTTTTCCGTTTCGATAAAATACATTACCAACATAAAAAGTTTCTCTTAAATTTGCTAAATTATATATGTATGCTTTTCCATGAACATCTCCCAGATCATCAGCATTGCCATCCCACGTATAACTTCCGGTGTTGCCCATGTCCATTCTACGATAAGAACCTGATATGGTGAGGGGAGCGCCAACAACAATAAAATCTTCTGATGTAGAAACGTCATACCCGAAGTTTCGATACGGCTCTTTTAATTTCTTTTTATTTTGATACACATTCAGTATATCCCAATCTAACGAAGACGTATCTTTTTGAAATAATATAAACTGCCCGTTGTATTTACTTTGGTTTTCAATTTCTTCTTCCTCGGCGGTTCCAAAATGTTCTTGAAATAAAGTTCCACGGATATAACACAAACTCATGCTTTCTACATTTATGTTTGGTGATCCCGCTACTGCATGTTCACCCCAGACGCCTGTTGACCATCCAAGTTTGTTATTTTTTAAAGTTTTCTCATTGCCATATGTTTTTAACTTCAATTCAAATGTAAGAGGAGCATTAGGACATTTTTCATAAATATATGCAGCGCCTTGTTTAAAAGCTGGAGAACCAGAATATTCATATATAACTCTATCCGTAGGAGCGCCAACGATTACTGTGTTTCCGTAAATATCGACGGATTGCCCGTATCCATCTTCTCCTTGGGATGCAGATAAAATCGGATATACATCAGGTAAAAATGTTAATGGATAAGAAGCATAATTTGGCTCAAGGGTATATTTTTCTTGCCAAACACTATTTGTTGAGAATGGTATAATAGCACTTTCGCTACTAGCACAACTTCCATTATATTCAAAATAATATACCTTGGCCCCCGCGGATCTTAACGATCCTACCACCATACTTGAACTAAATGATCCCGTTCCTTTATTTAACGCTAAAGATTGACCGAATCGATCAGATGGAGCAGAATCGCTGGCTGTAATTGTTTGGAAATATGACCAGCTTGCCGGACTTCCATATATTCCTTTATACTTTCTATAAAGATGAACCACTCCTTGATATCCATACTGATCTGGGTCACCAACCGCTAGCCACTCATCGTTAAGAGATACTGAGTAACCAAATGACGATGTTTCTACAGTAGACGACGTAACCGAGCCTGACGCCGGGCCTTGTATATAGGATACATATGGATCTATTCCTCTAATGCCTGTTACTCTATAAGTTGAATAATAAAGAGCAATAGAATTTGGCACGGTAAATTGAAAAAGATTATCCAACCCAAATACATCCGTGGTAACTGTTTCGACGCTCACAACATGCCAACCGATATCAGGCAGCGGAGCGCCGCCGGGACTATATCCCTCAAAAACAATTTGACTAAAATTGTGACCTGGAGGCATCCATATACCCATCAACGAATCGCTCGCACCAACATCCCACTGTAACCACACAGGCTGTTGATATGTATCGTATGGAGTAAGATTTAGCCGAGATAAATCATAAAGATATACATATCCTGATCCTGTGATTACAATAGAATGGGGTCCTATTTCATATTCACTCTTAAAGTATCTACTTCCTACTGCCAACGTAAATCGATTCATGTCTATGGCATGACCAAAATCATCTTCTGAAGCAGAAAAATAGTTTCCGCCATCAATAATTAATTCGGAATTTGACGTATAAGAAACATTTCCAGTATCTTCAGTTTTTATTAGCAAATCTAAATTATTAGCATTAAAATTTTGCCACAGAGATTCTGTGAGTTGTTCCCAGAAAGAATAATGAAGATTTTGCCATTGAAGATTTGCGTCTTCTGTATTAATATAAACCACCTCATCTGGAGAAAGGGGCCTATAAACGGTCTTCTTTAAATCGTGAAGATCGGATACGTTATTATATTTGTATATATCTACCGATCCAGTTGCTAAACTTCCTGTAGGATCGACATACTTCAACAAAGACGGATTTCCAACAGAAGCAAAATTATCATATGATGCTACCGAATATCCGTAATTTTCGTTATGTATAACTAATACTTGTGCCATATTTCGTTCTATTCAATATATATCAAACTTTAAGCAAACTTTAAGTAATCAAGTCAAATTTTGACCACCGTATAATAATTATGTCTCGTATTAATAAATTGATTCCCTCATATGTTCTATTTGACCCTGTTGCTCTCCAATAAAAGTTTAAAGTATCCAACGAACCATAGGTTGCTTCATCCAATATTCCAGTGTAATCCAAACTGGTGTGGTTGGTCCATTTAGTGAGACCGTCAGCAAAATTTCTTGCATCAACTTCATTGTACCAATTGTTATATGTGATTGCAGCATCGTTGCCGGAAGATGCGATATCGCTTAAAGCAAATCTATACACTCTTGATGGCATGTTTATTTGAGACTTTAGGCCGATGTCGGCGCCAGTAAACCAGTAAGTTCTTACCGCATCAGTCCCTGGAGAATAAGAATTGTTCAAGTCATCTTTTGCAATAATTAATCCCGTCTGAGTCCATCCATATCCCGATATACTTTCAGAAGCATATGATCCGGACATATTCATATCATATCGTGGACACACTAGAGTACTTGTTCCCGATGCTCCCTGAGTTGTATCACTTCCATATACTAACGGCCAAGTTGGATATGAGAAACACATATTTTCTCCTGTCATTAAACCAGGCACCGCTGAAGTATCTTTTACTCCCGTCCATGTACCAGGAAGATGCCCCCCAGATCCACCGTTAGTTGAAACACCCAAAAAATGTGGATAATCTGAGGTTCCCCGGTTGGGAGTATATATTTTTCCAAACGACCTATCTTTACTACAAACACCAGCTGCCAACAACCCACTAAAATTTCCGTCAGATGGAGCATTTTCTATAGACATTTTCCAATAAATAGCCAGCGTTTTCCAGTCGGTTGACAACGATCCTATAGGCAATTGCCGAGTCCATTCCGAATCAGATGGCATAAGAATAGTTTTTACACTATCCGTGACACCAACGGTAGTTTCATTCTTTGCGTATCTTGTTACAATTTTGGGGTCGCTATATACTCTCATAGTTTATATCCTATATTTACCATGCTACATCTACTGATGATGTAATAGCACGAACCACTACATCACTTATTTCTATGTTATCCCAATATTTTGGCCATTCAATATATATGCCATCAAAAAATCCATTCGTCTTTTGATCAGTTGATATTGCCGAGAAGTTCGAGATCCCATACCCTAACGATTGTGCATATGCTGTAAGTCCCGTCCAACTATTAAATGTAAATAAATCAACCAATTGCATTGATGCTGACCAGTCTGTAGTAAATGTTCTCAATCCGCTAGAATCTATTTCATTTGCATATGGTCGCATCACTGAAACTATCCACGATTTGGGGTCTCCGCTTGAAGTAGCGAATCTCATAAGCCAAAAATTTCTATTCTGAGAAGATGATATATTAGTTGGTATTACAAATGCTTGTACACCCGATCCGGCTAGCATTCGACTACCTGTAACATATGAATTTACCAATACAGAACTATAAGCGAATGAACTTGTTATAGTTGTTGATGTATCTCTATATTGAACACCATACATTAGGCCCGCGTTAAACCCAGCGTTAACTCCAAGCGAATGTGATATATCCGAATTTGCCGTTTTACTCCCCGTTTCCCCAGCAACCAATCCAGAAGTATCACATATGCCCACACCTACCGTATGATAATTTTCCATCCATAACTTCTGAGTCGGGCTGGTCCCCTCTAGCGCCGGCCAGTTCCAACCCAAATTCATTCTCCATCTAAACCCCAACCACAATTCCACCCACGAACCGGACGCAACAAGGCTTTCTGTGAACGGCCTAACCATTAAACACTGACCACCTTTAAAATACTGATCCCTAATCCCATTGTTCGTTCTTGCCCCAATAGTAGTTAATGATGACGTTATTGCTGTATAATAAGTTGGCATAAATTATGTTCCCTGCACGTATGATCCTGTTGGTGGAACGTCTCCAGCAATTAATACTCTATAACCGAATCCTGATACATTTGGTGGAGCAGATGCTGTATATCGTGTATTAAAATATCCATCCCACATATTATATACATCTTGTTGTGTAAACGATGCTGTCCATACACATATTTCAGCTATAGATCCGGTCCAGAATGACCCACCACCACCTTGCCCTATAGCATTAAATTTGCCCATACCATTATATCCCCATACAGCATTCTTAGCTTTGATTTGGCCACGATTTTCATAAATTGTAACTGTGCCTGTATCATCTAATACATACCAAACAATACTAGCCGATTTATTGGTG